GAGTGCCAGGCAGCGCAGATCATTAACGGACTCAAGCGAAAGGGACTGGATCTGGACGCGCAGAAGCTCGTGACACAAAACGCCCGTCTGG